CTCAAGATATGAGATGGTTCTTTCCGGCCACTATCACACAAAGAGCGAAGAAGACAACATTCACTATCTTGGAACGCAATACGAATTGACTTGGGCTGATGCGGGTGATCCAAAACACTTTCATATACTGGACACCAATACACGAGAGGTTGAACCAGTCAAAAATAAACATTGCCTTTTTCAAAGAATTCGTTATAATGATACGCAATCTTTACCCGAAATATCAAAGAAAGATATCGAAGGAACATTTGTAAAGGTTGTAGTTGTAAAGAAAAAAGATCTCTATGCGTTTGATAAGTTCATTGATAAGGTTCAATCCTATGGCCCGTTTGACATTAAGATCGTTGAAAACTTTGACGAGTATTCTGGCGAGAATGTTGATAATGACAAAATCTCTACGGTCGATACTCCCACATTGCTCAACACTTATGTGGATTCTATCGAAACTGATCTGAACAAGGAGAAACTGAAGAACATCCTCTACGACCTTTATGTTGAAGCAAAAGACCTTGAAGCTATCTAACCCGATCAGTAATGTTATTTGAAACCCTTTATAAAAACCTTTGTGAAAGAGGAAAAAATCTAAAAGAACAATGGAAACCTGTTGGTTCGGGTTTAGAACGACATAGAATATTACCTGAACATCAGGGAGGAACCTATGTTGATTCAAATTGTACCTATTTGACACTTAAAGAACACGCTATTGCTCACTATCTTCTCTGGAGAATAAATGGTCATCAGGATGATCAACTTGCATCCAGACTGATGAGAAACCTAAAACCAGAATGTTATCCAGCGTTCCTTGGGAGAAAACACTCCGAAAGATCCAAGGAGAAAATATCAGAGAAACATAGCGGTATATTAAAGTCCGAAGAACACAAGAAGAAAATATCAGAGAGCATGAAAGCGATGTGGAATATTGGTGAGAAAAGATCTCCTATTTCAGGTGAGGAAAATCCTAGAGCAAAAGAGGTGAAGGTAACGTATCACCAAATTGAAAAGAACTATAATTGTTTAAAGTATGTCCTAAAAGATTATCCACATATTCCATATCCAACATTGACTGATTTAGCACAGGGAAAATATAAAAAAAGTAAAAAGTATCCCGGCCTTAAAATTGAATATGTCTAAAAAAAGACTTGCAATTGTCTCAAAATAGTGTATAGTAGTATAAATTATGATTCTTTTTAAGTCTCTTTCCTACCAAAATTTTCTCTCTACCGGAAATACTCCGACGACCATAGATCTCAATCGCAGTTCTGCCACCTTAGTGGTTGGTGCAAACGGTGCAGGTAAGTCAACGATGTTAGACGCTCTTTCCTTTGTTCTCTTTGGAAAGGCTCATCGTAACATCAACAAACCACAACTGGTTAATTCTGTAAATCAGAAAAAACTTTTGACTACTTGTGAGTTCTCTATTGGTAAGACCGAATACAAAATCGTTCGAGGAATAAAACCAGTGGTGTTTGAGATCTATCGTAACGGTAAGATGATTAATCAGGAATCTCATTCCCGAGATTATCAAAAGGTTCTGGAGCAAAACATTCTGCATCTCAATCACAAATCCTTTCATCAAGTTGTGGTTCTGGGTTCGGGCAACTTCATTCCTTTCATGCAACTTCCCGCGAATCTTCGCCGAGGAGTCATCGAGGATCTTCTGGACATCAACATCTTCACAAGAATGAATCTGTTGGTTAAGGAGAGATACACTTCACTCAGAAGCGAGATCTCTCAAACCGATCATCAGCTAGATCTTCTGAAGTCACAGATTCAACTCAAGGAAAAACACATCAAGAAACTTCATGAGATTGATCTAAAACAAGCCACGAAGAATCAGAAAAAGATCGATGATCTCAAAGAAGAGATCGAACTTCTTCGAGTTCGTAATACAGACCTTCGCGAAGAATACGATTCAAAGAATCCGGACTTCGAAGTTCAACACAAAAAGGATTCCGACAAGAGAAAAGAGTTAGAAGGATATCGTGGACAAATACGAAACAATATCAACTCATTGGTAAAAGAGGTAAAGTTTTACGAAAACAATGACGCTTGTCCTACTTGCCATCAAGACATCGGAGATGACATCAAGAAGGAAAGAACCGAAGAGTCAAAGACAAAGGCCAAGGAGTTGAATGCGGGTCTTGAACAGATCGAGGATTCCATTTCAAAATGTGGTCAGTCTATCGACAAGATGGTTCAGGGCCTCAAGGAGATGAGCGATATTATGAGTCAAGTCATGGTCAATGACAGTATGATTCGCAACATCGAAAAGGGTATTGATAAGACATCTGCCGAAAAGACCGATACATCTCACATCGAAGAAGAGAAGACAGAACTGGAGGATAAGAAAAATGATCGTGATGGAATGCTTGATCACAAGTCAAATCAACTTGAGAAGAGATCATACTACGATGCAGTAGGAGAACTACTCAAAGATTCCGGAATCAAGACAAAGATCATTCGTGAGTATCTTCCGGTGATGAATAATTTGATCAACAAGTATCTCAATATTCTGGACTTCTTTGTTCTCTTCAACATTGATGAGAGCTTCAATGAGACGATCAAGTCAAGACATCGCGACGACTTCACCTATCCATCTTTCTCGGAAGGTGAGAAACAGAGAATCGATTTGGCGCTTCTCTTTACTTGGAGACAGGTTGCTCGAATGAAGAACTCTGCCAACACCAATCTTCTTATTCTGGATGAAACCTTTGATTCAAGTCTGGATGCGGATGGGGTGGATAATCTGATCAAAATTCTCTACACTTTGCGTGAGGATTCTAACGTCTTCATTATCAGTCACAAACAAGATCTGTTGGATGGTAAGTTTCCGGCCCGAATGGAATTCATAAAGACCAACAATTTCTCAAAAATCAAAGAGTAATTTTTACACTTTTTTTACGGTGTTTTGTCTTGCAATCTAAAAATATGTCTCTATAATAGACGTATATGATTGAGGAATATCTACAAAACATAGTTGTTGAAGGCCCTCAAAACATAGTTGTTGTAAAATCTATTTTTACAACTTTTTTACCATGTTTAGTATTGACCTTTCCAATTATTAGTTTATAGTTATAACCATAATGAAGCTGTTAGATTACCAACTCCAATCAAACGTTGCCCGTTTGTTGTCTCGTGAAAATATCACGGTGACTCACGCCGATGTTCGTACTGCTTGTTTTGACTTGAGAAATCGAGTGATGAAGTTACCTCTCTGGAAAGATCATGGAAAGGTTGTTTATGACATGTTGATCGCTCACGAAGTCGGTCACGCGATCTTCGATGATTATCCTCTGGTTGAAAAGTATCTGAGCGATAACAATTTCAGGGGTGTTCCTGACGTTCTCAACGTCATCGATGACATTCGCATTGAGCGATTGGTACAGGATAAGTATCCTGGCCTTCCCAAGATCTTTCTCGCTGCGTATCGTTCTCTTGTCAAGGCCGATCTATTCGGGTTGAAGGATCGAGATATTTCGAAGATGAAGTTTCTTGATCGTTTGAATCTTCACGCTAAGATTGGGACAATTGTTCCAGTTCCTTTGAATGATGAAGAACTTGATTTTTACAATCGCTGTTATGCAGCTAAGACAACTCAAGAAGTGATTGATCTCTTCGAAGAGTTTCAGAATCGACCTAAAGAAGATGAGGAGCCCCCGGAGCCTGAAGGCCGAGAGGAACAATCTTCGAGTGAAGAAGGCGAAGAAGGCGAAGAACAGTCAAGTTCAAATTCAGAATCCGATGAAGAATCTGAAGAATCTGAAGAATCTACCTCCGGTGATTCTGATGAATCCGATCAGACATCGGATGAGGATGATGCCCAAACGAGCGTCACCAGTAACGCTCCACAAGATTCGGAAAAGTCTGAAACTCAAGAAGAGTTTGAAAAAAACCTTTCGGAAAACTTCGACAATCGAGGTTGGAATGATCCAAAACCATCTGATTACGTTCCCGTAATCTTTCCAAGAAAATCATCGCTGGATAAAGTCACGAATTCTTACAAAGATGTGATGGAGAGCCGTAAAGAAAGTTCCGGTTGGAAGTACGTCACCGAGGACGGCGATTTTAGTGAAAGCTATATCGACTACAAAAAGAAGGTAAAGAAAAAAGTCGGTGTTCTGATTCGTGAATTTGAAAGACGCAAAGCTGCGTTTCGTTACTCTCGTTCTTCGGAATCACGGGTCGGCACTATTGATGTCAACAGTCTCCACAAGTATCGTTATGATGATCAAATCTTCAATACGGTAACTCAACTCGCTGATGGTAAGAATCATGGAATGATCTTTTACATCGATTACTCCGGTTCGATGGCAAATGTATTGACTGATGTTATTGATCAGACTTTACATCTCGTATACTTCTGCGACAAAATGAATATTCCTTTTGAGGTCTATTCATACACTTCAAGATGCAGCTGGGATAACAAAAAGATTTCTGATCCACACGAAATTAGTCTTGATGGTTTGATTCTCAACAATATCATGAGTTCTACAATGTCAAAAAAAGAATTCGATCTTGGGTTTCAACAACTTTTCTTTCAGTCATCCGGTGTCGGTCATTACAATCTGTCGAATCTTGAACAGTTGGGCGGCACTCCTCTCAATACGGTTATTATGGTGGCAAACCATCACTGTAATGATTTTCAGAAAAAACATCGTGTTGACAAACTGAATGTGATTATGCTCACTGATGGTGATTCGGAACAGGCGCGCTCTCGCGAGTCCAACAATGGTATTACTGTCTTCGAAGGTAAGAAAATTGATATCTCTGGCAAACGTAGTTTTGCGGGCAGTAATTCAAGATCTTCCGGAAATTATTACAGTCGTGTCGATTACCAACAGGAAACTCTTCTCAAACTTCTTCGCAAGAAGGCGACTGTAATTGGAATGTATCTTCCATCTTCTCTTCATGATGCAAAGCGAAAGATCTCTTTGGCTGAAAAGTCAGCGGACAAGTTGCGGAAGGTATACGTCAAAAACAAGTTTACCAATCTGCCAAATATTGCTGGTTATGATTCTCTGATGATTCTTCCCTACAATATTCAGATAGTTGATAACGATTTTCAGTTCTCAAGTGAGGAAGATATCTCGGAAAGTCGTTCTGCCCAGTCAAAGTTGGCAAGACAGTTCGCCAAAAACAACTCGGAAAACAAGAGATCTCGGGTGATACTGTCAAAGTTCGCCGAGTTGATCGCCTAAGTTTTACAACTTTTTTACGAACTTTCCCCTTGACTTTCACTACCTCCCATAGTACAATACTCGTATGAAAAATGGTGATAAAGAAATCCTTGCTGGTTTGATTAAAACTACAAATACAGAAGGTATTGATACTTGGTCGCGGAACACTGCGATCAGTCTTCTCCGCAACTATGAGAAGTGGCAGAAGTTTGCCTCCCCAAAACAGAAAGCATTCGCAAAGGATCTTCCTGTTAGTGCCAACGCGAAACTTGAAAAGTCGAAGGCCGAAGCTGAGGCGTTCAAAAACATCCCCGCCGAGGAAGTCTTGGCCAACGGAGATCGAAAGGTCGTTTCTGGAAAGGTTATCTCCCTCAAGTGGAAAGAAAGTGGTTTCGGTTGGTATGTGGGCAATTCCTTTTACAACCAGCCCAAACAGTTGAAGGTTCTTCTTGATATTGGTCACGGAAGAAAACTCTGGGCCTCGGGTAGTGGTCAAATGGAAGTTGGTCAGGAATGGTCTTCGAAAATAACGATCAAGGCCACCGAAGATCCGACTTTCCTTATCGGTTCTCGCCCTACGGGATGGGAACTTTTTACAAAAAATTAACAACATTGAGGGTTGACATTTGATTCAACTAGTATAGAATATAGGTATATTATGATTAATAAAAGTGAACTAAAAAAACATTTCCTGAAAAATTCAGATCCTGCCCGTTTGTGGTCAAGGAAAGAGATCTTCGAGGAAGCCCAATCAAATGGAATTGAGAGAAAGGATGCCTACAATTGGTTTAGAACTTCCTCTCGCGATGGTTTCATTACTCGTGTAAATCGGGGTAAATATTCCTTTGGCGAATATTCAACTCCTGCTCCTGTTGCGCCTCCTGCTCCTGTTGCGCCTCCTGCTCCAACTGTAGAACATGGAGGGTTTTGGAATGAGACTCCGGCGCCTGCTTCGGTTTCTCTTCGGTCAGTTTCTTCTGTTTCTGATGATGAGATTTACGTTCCTTCTAAAGATGTGACTTTCATCAAGTGGGGTGAGTTTTCGAAGATCAAGAAGATCATCGATTCAAAACTTTTCTTCCCAACTTACATTGCGGGTATGTCCGGTAATGGTAAGACAATGATGGTTGAACAAGCGTGTGCGATTCTCAACAGAGAATACGTTCGTGTTCAGATTTCGCCTGAAACTGATGAGGATGATTTGATCGGTGGTTTCCGTTTGATTAATGGTGAAACTGTCTTTCAGAAGGGCCCAGTCGTCAAGGCGATGGAACGTGGCTGCATTCTTATGATCGATGAGATTGATCGTGCCACGAACAAGATCATGTGTCTTCAAGGAGTTCTGGAAGGAAAACCCATTCTTCTGAAAAAGACTGGTCAAGTCATCTCTCCTGCCGCTGGGTTCAATGTGATTGCCACTGCGAATACTAAGGGTCGAGGATCTGATGAAGGTCGTTACACTGCGGCCTCGATCATCGATGATGCGTTTCTTGAAAGATTCGTTGCGGTTGTTGATCAGGAATATCCTCCTTACGCAACTGAGAGAAAGATTCTTCTCGCGAATGCCAAGAGTTTCGATGTCAAGGATACTGAGTTTATCGAGAAATTGGTCGCTTGGTCAAACGTGATTCGAAAGACTTTTGATGCCGAAGGTGTTGATGATGTCGTTTCGACTCGCCGTCTCTGCCACATTATCAAGGCGTTCTCGATCTTCGAGGATCGTATGGGAGCCATCAAGATGTGTGTCAGTCGATTCGAAGAAGAGACTCGTGAAGCATTTCTCGATCTTTACACCAAGATCGATGAATCCACTCTTGACGAAAATGGTGAAGTTGTCGGAGAAACTAATGCGGCCGGCGATAATGTCGAAGTTACGGTCGATGAAGACGGAAAGTTTAAAGCCCCATTCTAATGGAAACAAGATCAAAATACGCAATATCTCAAATTGAACTGGATGACGATGCCGCCTACGAGGAAGAGTTGAAATCCTACAACGAAAATAAAAAAGAAGGAGTCAAGTATGACAAAACAAAACCGGACTACTCGCTTCTTCCTCCAACCGCTCTGGATGATGTAGTAAAGGTTCTTACCTTTGGTGCGGAAAAGTATGATCGTTGGAACTGGAAGAAACTCGAAAATCTTGAGGATCGATATTTCGCAGCCGCCCAGAGACATCTTTGGGCGGTGATGCGAGGTGAAACACACGATCCCGAAAGCGGAGAACACCATTATGCTCATGCTCTTTGTTGCATAATGTATTTACTTGAATTTTATTCTTTACAAAACCCTAAAAATAGTATATAGTTATAACTATGAAAATATCAAATGGAACATTAAATCTTCTTAAAAACTACTCTACCATCAATGGTAATCTTGTAGTCAAAGAAGGTAACAAGATCCTTACGATCTCGGACAAGAAGAACATTATGTCTTCAGCCGAAGTCGAAGAATCTTTTGATCAATCCTTCGGGATTTATGATCTCAACGAATTCCTTGGAGCTTACTCTTTGATTGAGAATCCAAGTTTGGAGTTTTCTACGGACTCCGTAACAATATCGTCTACGAACTCAAGTCTTGTCTATCGGTTTTCCGATCCAAACATTCTTACGTCACCTGAACGTGAAGTGGGTCTTCCAACTTCGGATGTAACTGTCAATTTGACTGCGGAAATTATCACAAATATTCGTAAGGCAAGTGCAGTATTGAATGCTCCGGTTCTTTCGGTCACAAGTGAAGGTAACAATTCACCAATCGAATGTAAGGTATACGATCCATCGAATCCAACCGCAAATGTCTACAAGATCAAGTTGCCTGGATTAGTTTCAGATGATAATTTCGATTTCCAATTTCTTATTGAGAACCTGAAGATGTTGCCCGACGACTATCGTTTGTCGATCTCTTCTAAATTAATCTCTCAATGGGAAGGAATAAATAACAACGTTAAGTATTGGATTGCTTTGGAAAAGAATTCTACTTATGCCAAATAGACCACAAAAGAAGAAAAACAAAACTATGAGTGAAGACACTGAAAACAAACCTGAGATCACACTAAATGATTTTTCGGCTATCCTCCGAATTATCGATGTGGCATCTCGCCGAGGAGCGTTTGAAGGTAAGGAACTAAGTTCCGTTGGTAATGTCCGTGATAAAGTCGAGGCATTCCTATCCTTTTATGCTCCAAAGCAAGACGGTGAAGGTGAACAAGCAGACGCTGAGGCGCCCGCTGAAGAACCTGCCGTCGAAAATACTGAGGGAGAGTAATCTTCCTTTCTGGGGGAGAGTAATCTTCCCCTTTGCCACCTTAGCTCAGTTGGTAGAGCAATTGATTTGTAATCAATAGGTCGTCAGTTCGACTCTGACAGGTGGCTCCACTGGAAAGTAGCTTAATGGTAAAGCAGAGGACTGTTAATCCTTCGAGTGTAGGTTCGAGTCCTACCTTTCCAGCCAATTTTTAAAACTGAATAAAATTATGAAAGCATATATCATTGAAGTAACAAATGAAGACGCAAAAACGTCAAGCAACGCGAGTTATCAACAGGTAACTCTGGAGGATGGAACACGATTCCTCTTTACCAATTCGCAGTTAAAGACTGCGAAGACCCGAGCAGATAATAATACCGAAGATCTTTGGCCCGTGGAAGTTTTCTTTCCACCCGCAAAACCTTCGATCTTTAAGAAACTCTTTGGGTAATGGAAGAACATATATTAAAGAAGGTAACTCCTTATAAGGATACCACATGGTACGTAAAGTGGGCAGCGTCAACATTCATTCTCATTGCCACATCTTTACGTGCCGCCGGGCCGAATCTTCATCTATACGATATGATCTTTAGTATGTTCGGATTGTTGGGATGGCTTTATGTTGGACTGAAATGGAATGATAGAGCCCTTATTCTTTTGAACGGAGTAATAACCGTTATTCTTTTTGGAGGAATAATATCTTATTTGATTGGATAAATTTACTTTACATTTAACACTAATTGTGTTACTATTACTATATTATGAAAAATGAATTCCTTTGGGTTGAAAAATACAGACCAAAAACAATCAAGGAGTGTATCCTCCCCGATTCTCACAAGCGAGTCTTTCAAAAGATCGTTGACTCGGGTGAGATGCACAACATGCTTTTGACTGGCACTGCCGGTCTTGGTAAAACTACAGTCGCAAGAGCTCTCTGTAATGAGTTGAATCTTGAGTATCTTCTCATCAACTCTTCGGAGGAAAGTGGTATTGATGTTCTTCGTTCGAAGATTCGTCAGTTCGCTTCTTCGGTCTCTTTGATGGGAAAGGACTACAAAGTCGTTATTCTGGATGAGGCGGATTATCTTAACGCTCAGTCAACGCAACCTGCTCTTCGTGGGTTCATTGAAGAGTTCAGTAATAATTGTCGTTTCATTCTTACGTGTAACTTCAAGAATCGTATCATCGAACCTCTTCATTCTCGGTGTACGGTTGTGGAGTTCAATACGAGTAAGAAACAACTTGCAAAACTCTCCGGAGGTTTCATGAAAAGATTGCAGTTGATTCTTGATGCAGAAAACGTCAAGTTCAACAACAAAATTCTTGCGGATCTTATTATGCGTTTTGCTCCGGATTGGCGAAGAGTTCTTAATGAGTGTCAACGGTACAGTTCTTCTGGTGAGATCACGGCCGATGTTCTGGTTGGAATGTCCGATCAAAGTGTTTCAGAACTTGTTGGATATCTCAAGACAAAGGACTTCAAGAAGATGCGTAGTTGGGTCACGAACAATAGTGATGTTGACTCGTCGGTTATCTTTCGAAGAATCTACGATACTCTTTACGAGTTCGCAGAGCCTCAATCGATTCCAAGTGTCATCATGTCTCTTGGTGAGTATCAGTATCGTGCAGCGTTTGTTGCGGATCAGGAGATCAATACGGTTGCCTGTCTCACAGAACTTATGGCATCTTCGAAATGGAAGTAACGATAAAAGTTGTCACATGGAGAGTTCTTTCGGTACTTCTTTGTACATTGATGGGAAGAATCTGGTTTGGAGATTGGCATGTCACTACCTTTGGAATCTTCATCTCAATCGTAATGATGTTCGTACACTATGGATTTGAAAAAGCATGGCCGATAAACTAACACCATTTACTTTCATCAACTCGATCAACGAAGGCACCTTCGGTAAGAATCTTCTGAAGGATTGCAAGGCTGATTCGTCTACGGATCCAAACGATCCTTCTTCGCCCGATAAGAGTTATGTTCCTTTTATTATCAATCGAGGTCTTTCGTATTTTCCTGATACGGTTCTCTTTGCAAATGAGACGAATCGTTTGTCTCATCTTCCGCATCGTATGCAGTATGACTTTCTACGAGATGCAGTAAACCCGAGAAAGAGGTTTTCGAAGTGGACAAAGAAGAGGAGTGTTCAGGATGATGTGAAGTTGATTCAACGCAAGTATAATTACTCAAGAGCTAAGGCCGAGGCGGTTTATCCTCTCTTTTCTTCGGAAGAAGTGAACAAATTGCGTAAATCGATGGACACTGGCGGGTTTCAAAAGTGATCATTATATAAATATCATTATGAATAACTTTATAGATGATTGGACACCAACAGATATGTTGGAAGTGACTCTGAATGAACCTGATGATTTTCTTAAGATAAAAGAAACATTGACTCGTATTGGAGTTTCTTCTAGGAAACTACCTAACACTCTTTTTCAGAGTTGCCATATTCTCCACAAACAGGGAAGATACTTTATTGTACATTTTAAAGAACTTTTTCTTTTGGATGGAAAGAATGCAAGTCTTACGGAGAATGACATTGAAAGACGAAATACGATCACAACACTTCTTTCTGATTGGGGACTTCTCAATATTGTAAATGAGTCAAAAGCTCAACCACAAACTGATCTACGACTTATCAAAATAATTTCACATCGAGACAAATCACAATGGGATTTACAGCCAAAATATTCCATTGGAAACGTTAAGAAAGTATAAATACATAATCAATTTCAAACCACACGCTGTGGTTTCGAATGAGATGCCGAAAGGGTCTCACAAATAAAACCTGCCTAATGGAGGAAAATACACATGACAACTACAATACCAACCTGGCCTCGTTCAGCCTTTATAGGATTTGAACGAATATTCGACGAACTTGAGAACGCCCGAAACGGCAACTCAACTCACACAAACAACACTTATCCACCACATAATGTCATTCGTATTGATGATGACAATTATGAAATCGAACTGGCTGTCGCCGGATTCGATGAATCCAATCTTGAAGTTACCTACAAGGAGAACGTTCTAACTGTAGAAGGGAATAAAGACTCAAGAAAACAATCGGCATATGTCCATCAGGGCATCTCAAATCGTAAGTTCACAAAGACTTTTAATCTCTCTGAGCATATCGAGATTCGTGGAGCCGATCTAGTCAATGGTATCTTAAGTGTCCGTTTGGAAAGAGTTATACCTGACAACCTGAAACCTCAAATCATTACAATTGGTTCGACAAAAAAGAGTTTCCTTCAGGATTAACTACACCTAATTCGATTAAGTCTAAGAGGGTGGGGGGAGAAAATCCTCCTGCCCTTTCTTTTTTATTGACAAAACACCTTATTTGGTGTAGTATTCATTTATGATTTCTAATGGTTTTTATACAAGCGTAGATCGCTTCGCCAACTCTCTTCTCTATCGCGGTTATGATGATGAGGGTAAAAAGATTCTCAAGAGAGTCAAGTACCAACCAAAACTTTTCCTTCCGTCTAAAAACAAGAATACCGATTGGACTGCCCTTGATGGCACTCCGGTTGAGCCTATCTCGTTCAACACTATGTCGGAAGTTCGCACCTTTGAAAAAACCTACAATAGTGTAGATGACTTTCAACTTTACGGAAACACTCGTCACGTTCCGGCGTTCATTCAATCCGTTTTTCCCAACGAGATTCGATACAGTCGTAAGATGGTTGACACGGCCTCTCTTGATATTGAGACATCATATGGTGATGGTTTTCCGGATGTTCACAATCCCACAAATCAAATCCTCACGATTGCCTACAAAAGTTCAAAGGACAAAACCTATCGCGTGTGGGGAATCAAAGGTTACGATGAGTCTAAGTCTCAACTAGATCTTGAGATCGAGTATCGCCAGTATACTGACGAGTCTTCTATGTTGGATGCGTTCATTCAGTTCTGGGCCAACCCCGAGAACACTCCGGACATCATCACAGGTTGGAATACTCGCCTCTTTGATATTCCTTACATGGTTGCCCGAATGCGTTTTCTTTTGGGAGATACCAAAACAAATCTGCTTTCTCCTTGGAAGAAGATCGATCAAAGAGAGATCGTCATTCAGGGAAGAGATCACACTATCTTCGAGATCAAAGGAATTCAACACTTGGATTACATGGATCTCTTCAAGAAGTTCACGCTGAATACTTACGGGAATCAAGAATCCTATTCCTTGAATCACATTGCGAATGTCGTTCTGGGTGAGAAGAAGTTGGACTATTCCGAAGTTGGTTCTCTTCGAGATCTTTACGATGCGGATTACCAAATGTTCGTTGACTACAATATCAAGGATGTTGAGTTGATTGAGAGAATGGAAGAGAAGTTGGGTTTGATTACTTTGGTTCTGACTATGGCGTATCTTGGTGGAGTCAACTATCAGGATACTCTGGGAACAACTGCGATCTGGGATTCGATTATCTTTCGTCGCCTGGCCCGAAGTAAAGTGGCGATCATGCCGTCTAACAACAATACCAAGTCGAGTAAGTTTCCAGGCGGTTTCGTCAAGGAGCCTCAAGTCGGTATGCACGATTGGGTCATGTCGTTTGATTTGAACTCTCTCTATCCCAATCTGATTATTCAGTACAACATGTCACCGGAGACTTTGGTTCGACAATCGTTTGTTCCCGATACTAATCCTGACAAAATTCTTTCCGAAGAGAAGGTCAATGTTCCAAACGACAATCTTGCGGTTGCGTGTAATGGTGCTACATTTCGTCGTGACAAGAAGGGAATCATTCCGGAGATCGTCGAGGAACTCTATGCTCGTCGTGTGACGATCAAGAAGGAGATGTTGGAGGAGAAGACAAAACTTGAGACTCTTTCCAACCTAAGTTCTTCTGAGTATTTTCGAACACAATCAAATGTCGCTCGTCTGGAGACTCTTCAGGTTGCGATCAAGATTCTGCTCAACTCACTTTACGGTGCCTTGGGGAATCAATACTTTCGTTACTTCGATATTCAGGTTGCGTCGGCAGTCACTCTTTCTGGCCAGACGGTTATTCGTTGGGGTGAGAAGACTGTCAATGATTACCTATCCAAAGTTCTGGGTGATGACAAGGATCGGGTGGTTGCGATTGATACTGATTCTCTTTACCTCAAT